TTGAGGCGACCGATGCGTCGTGGGAGTCATTCAAGGTGCTCCTGGAGCGCAACGACCGCAAGATCGCTATAACGCTCACTGGCTCTCACCTGGCCTCAGAGCAGACCGGCGGCGGGTCGCGTGCTGCCGCTGAGACTCACCGCGGGGTATCGCAGTCGCTCGCGCAGGCGGACGCCGAGCGGCTGTCCTCGCAGCTCCGGGAGCAGGTCGTGGAGCCCTGGACCGCGCTGGCGCTGGGCGCTCCGCCGGACCTCGCAGGGTGGCCGACGTGGAAGACCTCGACGGACGACGCCGCTACCGAGTTCGCGCTTGGTGTGCGCCGGCTCGGCGAGGCGCTGCAGGCGCTACAGATGGCAGGGTACAAGCCGGCCGACGTGCAGGGCTTGGCGGCGCGGTTCGGGCTGGTCCTGGAGGATGCGCCGCTCCCCGCCGCGTCCCCGCTCGCCAAGGCAGGCGCAGGTGCACAGCTCACCCGGCTGTCCGCCGTGAGCGAGGAGGCACGACGACGGGACCGTGGGTATGTGGACGGCGCTGCGTATCGCGATGCCATGGCGGGCAGCGCGTCGGAGGCCGCCGCACAGGCGCTAGCTGGTCCGGTTGGCGAAGTGCTCGACGCGGCTGGCGACGCTCCGACCCTGGAGTCCGCCGCGCGGAACCTGCTGCGGTGGTACTCAGAGCGCGCGGCCGCTACTGACCTAGACGAGGTACTGACGGACGCCGCCACGTTGGCCCGTCTCGCGGGGGCGTACTCTGTGAGGGCTGGGTCGTAGTGGTCTGGCCCGTGCCGTTCGAGGTCGCGCAGGCTGACCAGGCTATGGCATGGTTCATGGCACGGTCCGCCATGACACGGGAGGAGTTCGACGCGGTCCGCGACGATGCCAAGCGCCGCGCCTTCTGGCTGCGTCGGGTCACGGAGGCGTCCTTGGTGGAGGATGTCTACCGGTCGTTGTCTGTCGCTGTAGCTGAGGGGATGTCCGTCGCGGACTGGCGCAGGGAGATTGGCCCCCGCGTGGAGGCGGCATGGTCCGACGCAGGAGCAGCGCGCCCCGAGGTCATCTTGCGGAACTGGACGGCCAACGCCTACGCGCAGGAGCGCCGGGCGTCGCTGCTCGACCCTGCCGTCGTGGCGAACCGCCCTTATTGGCTCTTCGACGGCGTGGCGGACTCGCGGCAATCGTCGATCTGCAAGGCGTGCGACGGCGTCGTTGCCCGCGCGGACGACCCATGGTGGCAGGCCCACAGCCCGCCGCTGCATCATCAGTGCAGGTCAGGCATCATCAGTCTAGACGCCGACGACCTGGCGGACCTGGACGAGGACACAAAGCGCCCCCCAGCCGTCACGCCCCCTGCCGGGTGGGGCAACCCTGACCAGCCATGGGACCCGGCTCGGAACCCCGCTCCAGAACTGTGATAGGATGTCAACGTATGAGCAAGCATGATGACACATCAACAAAGGCCGAGCCGGCGCCCGCTCAGGCGCCCCGCACAGAACTCCCCGCTGCCATCCCTGAGCCCGTGAACCTCACGGAGCAGAACGAGCGGCTGATTGCCATCGGCTGGGCTGCTGCCGGGCTGATCACTGAGGCGGAGAGGGACCAGCGTCTGGCCGCTATCCGCCGGAGGTACCACGGTGGACGCTGACCTGGTCCTCCTGGAGCTACTGCCAGGGCAAGCCGCCACGGCTCCGACCGAGATCCTCATGTTCGGCGCGGGGGTCACGTCGACCACCAAGGGCCCCGTGGTCTACGACGCCGACGCGGCTGTCTCTGTCCTGGAGGCGTACGAAGCGCGCGGGCTCGACCTGCTGCCTATCGACTGCGCACACGGGATGCTCATGCACGGAGGTGGCCCCGAGCAGCACAAGGCGCTGGGCTGGTTCAGACCGGACCCCCGCGATGATGGCCTATACGCCGCAGACATTCAGTGGACCGACGCGGGCCGCCGTATGGTCGAGGCCCGTGAATTCCGATTCGTGTCTCCGGCGATCATGCTCGACAGTGAATCGGGGCGCGTGACGCAGGTGGTGAACCTGGCGCTCACGAACATCCCGGCAACCAACAATCAGAAGCCGCTCGTGGCGGAAAGGGATCTAATGAAGGAACAGCTATGCACAGCGCTGTCCCTGTCCGCTGACGTGGACGAGGCAGCTATCACGGACCGGATCGCGGTGCTCCTCGCCGCTGAGGCATCGGCAACCACGGCGCTTGCCGCAGTGGCTGAGCTGACCTCAGAGGTGGAGGCACTCCGCGCCGAGGTCGCTACCGCAGCAGCGGAGAAGGTCGCAGCGGCCCGCGCCGTCGAGTGCGACCGCCTGGCGCTCAAGGGCGCTGCGCGTGACTACGCGATGGCGCTCGACGACGCCGGCTTCAAGGCGTTCGCCGCGCTGGTCGACTCCAACGTGTCGCTTCTGTCTCAGCGCGTCGAAGAGCCGAGCACCGGCGCACCTCGTGGTAATATCACCCCAGAGCAGGCGAAGATCGCGAAGCTGCTCAGTATCGACCCGGCGGTCTTTCTCGCCGGAAAGGAAGGCAAGTAATGACCGCTCTGTCCGCCAACTCCAAGACCATTGTTGAGAAGGAGTCCGGCTTCGGCCAGCTCCACGAGTATCCCGCCACCGACTCCACCACCTACTACAAGGGTGGGATCGTGGCCATCTCCGGCAGCACCGGCAAGCTCGTCAAGGGCTCCACCGCTACCGGCCTCGTCGCCGTCGGTGTGTGCGTCGAGTCGGTCACCACCGGCACTAGCACCACCGAGACGATCCAGGCTCGCTCTGGCATCTTCGGGCCCTTCGCCAACTCGGCCAGCGCCGACGCCATCGCAGACGATGACATTGGCAAGACCTGCTATATCGTCGACGACGCGACGGTTGCGCTTACCGATGGTAGCTCCAGCCGCTCCGCCGCTGGCACCGTCTACAAGGTCGAGACGGCCGGCGTTTACGTCGCCATCAAGTTCCCCCTCTGAACCCCTGAACGAGGAATATAGCAATGCTCATTGATACCAGCGCAATCGCGAATCTGCGGACCGCGTTCCAGGGGCTCTACCAGAGCGCCTACGACTCGGCCGCCGTGTGGGGACCTCAGGTCGCCACTCAGGTCCCCAGCTCCACCCGTTCCAACACCTATGGGTGGACGGAGCAGCTACCCAAGATGCGGGAATGGATCGGCCCCCGCGAGCTGAAGAACCTCGCCGCCGCGTCCTACGTCATCACGAACAAGCCCTATGAGCTGACCGTGAGCGTGGACCGCGACGACATCGAGGATGACAACCTCGGCGTCTACAACCCGCTGATGAGCGAGATGGGGCGCGTCGCTGCCAAGTGGCAAGACGAGCTCCTGGCCTCCGCTCTGCAGGCTGGCACCTCCGCGCTGTGCCACGACGGCCTGGCGCTGTTCAGCACCTCGCACCTCATGAGCGGCTCCGCGCAGTCCAACCTGTTCACGTCCACCGCGCTGACCCAGGCAAACTATGAGGCGAAGCGCGCCGCCATGATGACCTATCAGGGCGAGGGTGGGCGCGTCCTGGGCGTGATGCCCGATACGCTGATCGTCCCTCCGCAGCTTGAGTACACCGCACGGACCATCGTCCAGGCGGCGACCATCAGCACCGGTGGCACCAACGTGTCGCAGGGTACCGCGAAGGTCGTGGTCGTCCCGGAGCTGGCCAGCGAAGGCACCGTTTGGTACCTCGCCGACTGCAGCCGAGCGATCAAGCCCCTGGTGTTCCAGCCGCGCAAATCGCCCGAGTTCGTGTCGAAGGACGCGCCCACCGACGACAACGTGTTCAGCAACCGTAAGCTCGTCTATGGCGCCGACGCGCGTGGCTCTGCTGGCTACTCGCTGTGGTTCCTCATCGCGCGGGCCGCGGCCTAATCACGGGGGCACGGGATGGCGTACGCAACCACCACTGAGCTTGGCTACGCCATCCCGGCCGCGGCCGTCACAAGGACGACCGCTCAGGCTCAACAGTGGTATCTGGACGGCGCTACCGGGATCGCGGACTCATACCTCCGCGCCCGGTACGCCGTGCCCATCCCGGCGCCTGTTCCGCGTGAGCTTGCCTCAGCGGTCGCGGCGATAGCCGGGTTTGATCTCTTGTGCTCGCTGGGGTTCAACCCTCAGGAGTTCGATTCTGTGTACCAGGTCCGCCGCGACGCCGCGTTGCAATGGCTGCGTGATGTGGCCGGCGGCAAGGCGTCGCTGGACGGCGCCAAGGACGCCACGCCGAGTGCGGCAGAGGGGCGGCCGCGCATCATCTCGCAGGGCTCCCGCGGGTGGGACGCCATGCTGACGGGTGGCTCCGATGAGGATTGATGTCCGCGGCGATACGTCGGAATGGCGCCTCCTGCAGCGTCGCGTCCGTGCGCTGACGGGCGGGATGGCAGAGCACGTATACAAGCCGGTCGGCGAGGCCGGGCGCTCGCTGGTCTTGCGGGGCATCCGGAGCGGATCGGACCCGTACGGCTCACCATATCCTAAGCCGCTCCTGAGGGACGGCCTGGCGCTGAATGACACCGGGTTGCTCCGCCGCTCTGTGGCCCTGCGCTACGGGCGGACGGGTGCGGCGATCATCATCGGCGCGCGCTACGCCGGCTACCTGCAGGGCGGCACGGGGCTGTATGGGCCGCGGCGGCAGCGCATCAAGCCGGTGAAGGCCAAGGTCCTGGCGTGGCGCTCTGGAGGGCGGCAGTACGCAGCCACGTCGGTGCGTGGTATCAAGCCCCGCCGCATCGTACCCGACACTGGGCGACCATCTGCGAAGTGGGACGCCAAGCTCCGTAGCGCTGCACTGGCGGCCATGCGGAAGGCGCTCGGACGATGAGCGCACGGCCTGAGGATTTGATTGCGAACATCCACGCCGACTTCGACGTGCGCAACAACGTGACGCCAGCCGTCCCCTATGAGGTTGGGGCAATCGGCGCCGAGGTAATGGCCGACTCCCCGCGTATCGTTTGGGTCGAGTCCGGCGAGTTCACCGTGGAGGGCTCGGCGCGGTACGGCGGGCGCGACACCATCGGCACGGTGGTCCACTCCTACGTGGTCCACATCTGGGGACGCACCGCAGAGCAGGCACGTGGGCTGCTCTACAACCTCATGCAATCGGCGCGAGTGGCCAGCGACGGTCTGCCGGTCACGTTCAGCGGTGGCAGCGTCGGCACGGAGAACAGCGGAGAGTTCGCCAAGCGTGACGTGCTGCTGCTGTGCAACGCGACCCTGAGCCTCCCCATCAGCGCCGAGCCATACTCCGTCGGAGTGACGGACCCGGTCGGCGAGTATGATACAATCACCCTCGAAACCGCAGAAACTCCCGAGGTAAACCCGACATGACCTACCCCCCTGGGCAAACTCTCTCTATCCGTGACGGCGGGATCGGAAGCATCACGAATGCGACCATCCTGCCGCTCGTCGTCGGGCGTACCTCGTCCGGCACTGACCTGGCCGTGACCACGCACTACAGCCCCCAGAGCGTCCGTGATGCGCTCGGCGAGGGCCCTGCCGTGGAGCTGGCCGCTATGTGCGCCGAGGTTGGCGGCTGCCACGTGCTCCGCGTCGCTGGCACCACGGCTGGCACTGCAAGCGCCGTAACGGCCACCCGCGTCGGGACATCCACTGGCACGGTGACCGTCCCAGGCGCTGCCCCGTTCGACGCCTACTCGGTCAAGATCGCAATCACTGCCACCGGCACGCTTGGGACCGCACGGTACAAGCTTAGCCTCGACGGCGGCACTACGTTCGGCGGCGAGCGAATCATTCCGCTGGGCGGAACCGCTGCGCTCGGCTCTAGCAACGTGACCGCCTCGTTCTTTGCTGGCGCTGGCCCCGCCTATTTCGAAGTTGGCGACGTTCACTCGTTCACCTGCGTCGCTCCGACGTTCTCCAGCGCGGAGCTGACCGCAGCGTTCGCGAGCGGCTCGGCTGCCCATGCGTTCCTGCGCGGGTCGACCGTGGTGGAGCAAATATTCCTCGCCGGACGCCAGGCATCTGCCGCCGCAGCCGGTACCATCGGAGCGGTCCTGGAGACGGTCTGTAACTCGCTGGCGTCTGACAACGTGTTCGTGACCTACATTGCCGACGCTGGCAACGACACGGCAAGCAACGTCAGAAGCGCCGGCGTGGTGTCGACCATCGCGAGTGCCCGCGGCGCATACGCGCACGGCACGGCGACCCGCCCCACGGCGAACCCCGGAGAAGGATGGGGCTCCCCTGCTCTGCCGCTGGCCTACTCCGCAGCGGTCCGCGCTGCAGTGGTAGACCCGGCGGAGAACCTCGGGCGGCGGCGCTCTGGTCCGCTCACTGGCGTAACCGCCGTCAGCAACGACGAGGGGATCGCCCCCGCGTTCCTGGAGTCGGATCGCATCATCACCGCCACGAGCCGGGGGGGGAACGCGGGGTTCTACATCACCAACGGCTACACCCGCAGCGCGGCAGACTCTGACTTCATCTACTATGACTACAGCCGGCTGATTGCCCGTGTCTGTCGTCTCGTGGTCGGCGCTCAGAGCCGCTGGATCCTGAGCAAGGTTCGCACGCGGACCGACGGCACGGGGCGGATCGCAGAGGTCGACGCCAAGCGCATCGAGGCCGCTGTGCAATCGGTGCTCGACGAACTGATCATGAAGCAGCCGAACAGCGAGGGGTTCAGCGGGTTCGCCAGCGCGGTGCGGTACACCGTGGACCGCAGCAACAACATCCTGGCCACGCGGCAACTGCTCTCCTCGGTCGCCGTCATCCCGCTCCCGCCCATCGAGAGCATCACCACCACGGTCGGACTCGCCACGGAGGTCTAAGCCATGCCCGCAATCGTCATCAACAAAGTCCCCTACGACTTCCACAACACCTCACTGGACATCATGGTCAACGGTGAGTCCGTGGCCAATATCGAGGGTGTGACGGCTATCGAATACACCCCCAGCGTTGAGCGCGTCAAGCTCCGTGGGCGCGGCCGCAAGCCGCTCGCCATGACCGACGGTGAGCTAGACGCCGAGGCGTCGATCACCGTCTACCGATACGCCTTCGACCAGATTGTCGAGGTGGCTAGGGCCATCGGAGTTGGGATCTGCGATCTGGAGTTCACGCTGGTTACCTCCTACGCGCACAAGGACACTCTGGTCAGGACCGACACGATCAGCGGCTGTAAGTTTGCCAGCATCGAGCAGAGCCACAGCGCCGGCACGGACGCGCTGGTGGTAACGCTGCCAATCTCGGTGGGCGGTGAGATCCTATACGACGGCGTGCCAGTGCTCGCTTAGTCTGCGGCGTGGTAGAGTGCTAGGGCCGGTTCCGTGGTGGGGCCGGCTCTAGCTATGTGAGGGACCATGACTGATTTGGATGCAGAACTTCAGGGATACCGGGAGAAATACGGGGAGTTCAAGGCGTACAACGTGCCTGACTTCGGGCGCGTGGTGCTCGCCGTGGGGCCCAAGACACAGCCGGAGTACCACCGGTTCATGTCTGCGATCCTCGACAAGGGAGCGGACAAGGGACTGGCGTTCGAGCGGCTGGCGCTGAGCGGCGTGGTGTTCCCTGCTATCGACGACGTGCGAGCACTGTTCAAGCGCAAGCCGGCCCTGGCTGGCAAGTTCGCTGAGGCCGTGCGGGAGCTGTGTGACCTGGAGGTGGAGGAGCTGGGAAAAGAGTAGAGCGAGCGCAGACCGCTGACCTGGCCTATGCGGCGCTATGCGTTCGCGATGCGCTGGGAGGTCGCGACACACCCGAGGCGCTCGTCGGGGGTGCTATACTAGCAGACGCAGCCGTGGCTATTGTCGCGGTGGTCAAGGGCCTAGCCGATGGCGGACGAAAAGCTCAACTGGATAATTCGGATCGTCGATAAGGCCACGGGTCCGCTCAAGGGCATTGAGGCCGAGATGGAACGAGTCGACAAGGCGCGGGAACACCTCGCGTCTGGCAAGTTCGGCTCGTTCCTGGCATCGATCAAGGACATCGCCACCAACACCGACCGCGCCGGAGCCAAGAGCATGGCAGCAGGAATCGGCATGAAGGGGCTGGGCGCGGCGGCTGGTATCGCCGCGTCCGCCGCTACGGTGGCCGCCGCTGCCATCGCGACGGCTGGCGCGGCCGCGGCGTATGGAGGCGCGCAGTTCGGGATCTACGCGACGCAGCAGGCGGCGTGGGCGCAGTCCGTGCGGATGGGCCTCGACATGGTGTCAGGCCAGGCAGGAGCCGGCGCGCGTGAGTTCGAGACGGTCGCCAAGGCTGCGGCGCTCATGGGGTCGAGCGTCACGCAGACCGTCACCGCATACCAGAAGCTGCGCAACGTTGGGTTCCAGGCCGAGCAGGCGCTGACCTGGACCAAGCTCACGTCAGACCTAAAGTCGTTGGGGGCCACGGAGGAGTCACTGGCCGAGGCGCTGAACCAGGTCGCGCAGATCGCGAGCAAGGGCACCGTCGAGCTAGAGGACCTGAAGTCCGTTGCTACCGCCGGCGTCTCGCTGACCCGCATGTATGAGGGCATGGCGGCGGCGTCGGGCAAGACGGTGGAGGAGATCCGCAAGCTCCAAGCCGCTGGCAAGCTTACCGCTGACATCGCGCTCCCTGGCATCCAGCGCGCGATCCTGGCCAGTGTCGGGCAGAGCAAGGCGGGGGCCGCGGCGGAGCAGTTCGCCGGCTCAACGCTGCGCGGTGGTGTGGGGCGCGCTCAGGCGTCGGCGGAGTCATGGGTGCTCGGCATCGGTGAGCGCATCACCCCGGCGCTGGACACTGCTGCGGCGACCGTCGGGCGGATGCTCTCCGCGGTGGCTGAGGGCGGAGGATTCGAGCGCCTCGCTGATTCGGTGGTCGCCGTGTTTGAGCGCATCTCAGAGGCGCTCAGCGCGAACGAGGGAAAGATTACCGGGTGGCTAACGACGGGTGTTGACGCTTTGGTCGCGGCTATCGTCAAGGCCGCCGCAGCTATTCAATGGGCAAGCGACAACGCAGCAGGGATCTCACTCGGGTTCAAAACGATGAGCATAGCTCTGTCACCGCTGCTGAATGTGATTGACAACCTATTCTCTGCGCTGACCTGGCTGATCGAGGGGCTATCCTGGATCTCGGAGAAGCTCGGCATCGGCCAAGCCCCCACGGTCGGGGTAGGTACGCCAGGCGCTACAGCCGCATCTGGCGCCGGAGCGCAGACCACCACCAACGTGGGGGGCATCAACGTCACGGTCAACGCGCAGACCGGGGCGAGCCCTGCTGCCATCGGGCAGAGCACGGCGGACGCAATCGCCAAGATTCAGGCCCGTATCGCCGGGCAAGCCGCGGGGGCCTACTGATGACCATCTCCTATTGGGTAGACACTGACCTGGGCGAATGGGACTCCCTGACGCTAGCCGGCTACACCGTGCCGGGCGTGGTCGAGGTGGAGATCACCGAAGCGCGGGACGTCGACGTCAAGCGCACCAAGGGCAGCGACAAGGCGACCCTGGAGGACAATGGCTCGGAGCCGGTCGAGGTGGAGATCACTGTCACGCTTGGCACCCGGCGGCACTGGCTCGACTGGCAGACCATCCTTCCCCAGATCAGCCCGCGCAAGGCCGGCGGCATCTCGCAGCCCATCACCGCGACTCACCCCGAGCTGACGCTGGCTGGTGTCAACGCGCTGGTCATCCGTGAGATCCAGTCAGACGCGCCGTCGTCCAAGGACGGCAAGCGGATCCGCATCCGTGCGATAGAGTGGCTCCCCGCACCGAAGCCGAAGCCCAAGGCAGCAAGCAAGCCGAAGGGCGGCAACGTGGCCAAGGTGCGCCCCATCGTCAACACCAACGCCATGAACTGGTCACCGCGCTTCAACAACCTTGAGGGGCTGGACGCCTTCGACGCAGCGACGGCGGGGCTATGAGTTGGCGCGTCGGCTCGTCCGATGTCCTGGAGGGGCTGCTCACTGTGCCGCGCGTCGGCGCGTGGCGCGCTGAGCTGCAGGTCAACCCAGCGGACGGAGCCCCGGCAGCCGGCGACCGGGTGACGCTGACGGCTACGGGGACGGTCTACTCTGGCACGGTGCGCACC